CAATACTTTTTTGAGAAGGGATTTCTCCGCGGGAAAATGCGCTTTTGACATCACTTACACGCGCTTCATCGTTCGACGGAAACGTGACGAGACTGACTTCCCACAGGTCGATCTCTTTAAGAAGGAACACGCCCTTAACACGGTCGTACTCCCAGTCTTTCAGCATGTAACCAATAGAAAGGCCGGTTAAAGAACCGGCCTTCATGTGGGCGTGTGCGCGTTTCGAAAGGGGGTCGTCATCAATGAGTAACCGACCTTTAACATAAAGGCCAACCTCATCCTCTTTCATCTCAGTGTAAATACCGATGGGTTCATCCATACGGTGCTGCCAGAGTAATGCAGGGAGAGCATTCTTTTCTTTCCATGCCTGAAGGGAGGCCGAAAAAGCGCCTGGCACAACAACATCATCGTAGCTGTCCTTTACGCCAAAAACAGAGCCATAGCCTTCAAACTCCCCGCTGTCGCTGACAGACTTTAGCTGTAGCGGAATATCCAGCCGCTGTTTAGTCATCGGCATTATGTTGTTCCTCGGTTGTTTTGTTCTTGCTGCTGTCTGACGGCTTCGTCGTCATGTTCATTGGCGTAAGGTAAATATCTCCTCCTGCGCGTGGGTTAAGTTCTTCAAGCTCCCGGCAGTCATTTGGTGAGTAAATCCCCCAGTTAATGCCTGTTGAATACGCCTCAAATCGCGACTTCATATCCCCGCGCAGCAATGCGCCGGCATTGAATTTTGCGTAGTACACACCCTGCTTTGATTCCTTCACCAGCCCGATGTTGATTCGCTGCTCAATGCGGGTCATGTACGGAACGAGTGAATAATTGATAAACCCCATGCCGAGGTTTTCAATATTGTTAAACGTCGAGCGGTCAGTGTTCTGCACCATGTGCATCGGCACCCGGAACAGGCGGCATATTTCCTCCAGCTGGAATTTCCTGGTCTCAAGGAACTGACTGTCTTCCGCATTGAGCGCCATCGACTTCCAGTCCAGTCCCATTTCGAGAATCATTGGCCGGTGCGCGTTGCTCAGCCCGAGGTGACGATCCTCAAAATCCTTTTTCAGCCTTGCGTAAGCAGCGTCAGTGAGCGTTTGCTCAGTGCGGAGTACGCCGGAGGTAACCGCGCCATTTGAGAACAACCGCGCCCCATGTTCCTCTGTTGCCATTCCCAGAGATATTGCTTCTCTTGCATAGGCTATAGGGTTCAGCCCCACCAGCCCGTCAAAGGTAAGCGTTCTGACATGCCAGATATCATCCTGCCCAAGCACGTCTGTTGAGCCATCGGGGAATGTTACCTGGTAAACCGGTTGCCACTGGCTGTTAAGCTTTGGTTCAACACACCCTGGGTCAATGGGAAGAAGCTCCACCACCTCGCCAAGCGCTTTAACTTTGTAGGCGTAAAAATTACCGCGAAGACAAAGACAGACAATGACCAGTTCCCAGAACTCCTGAGGGGTCATGTAATCATTTGGCTTCATCGTCAGTAATTTATGCAGCCTTTCGGAAGTCGCTTTTTGTTTACTGTTTCCGGTTATCTTGTACAGGTTACAGGGCAGCATGCCCATCGACTCAGCAAGAACCCTGATACAACCGAAAACTGCTGTAAGCCGCATGGCTTTCTGGCTGCTTACCCTTTTCCCTGTATAGGTGTCGTAAGTCATTCCCACTGCTTCAGCGAGTTCTGCCGGAGTAGTGACAGGGGAGTCACTTTTTTTGAACATTCCGGGGAAAAACATCAGTCAGTCACTCCTCGCAATGTTTTCCCGGCCAGCGAAAGCGTGCGGGAAACCAGCCATGACCAAATAAGGCAAAGCATACCCGCACTGATTAAGCCTCCAGGCGGATAAATCATCCATACACCAAACGAAAGCAAAATAGCGCCCATCACCCCGATCAGTGGGGCGAGAATCATCAGGATCATAACTGCCTCTTTATAATGAACGGACGCCGTAACTTTCCAGATGGTCAGAGAGGCTGTCCTGTTGTTCGCCGCCGTTTACAAGCATGCGGCTCATTGCGGTAAACAAGGCGGCAGGCCCGTCTATTTTCGCTTCTGGCGTGGATTTGTTCGGAAAGATATTGTCGTTTTTGTCAGGCTTGACGGTGACGTTAGACATCATCCAGTTCATAACCGGATGATTGCTGTGATGAAAACGCCCGCCATAAAAGGTGGGAAGGGTCGGGCCACCGGTAAACGGGTTGACATACTCCAACCGGACCCCGTCGAACGGATCCCCTTCGCTTTCCTTTAAAGTCAGAAGGGTCTCATAGGTTTCTTGCCATTTGTAGCGAAACGGAGGACTGGCAAACCCTGAATTAATCCAGCTGGGCCTGGCATGACCCAAAATCTTGGACGAGTAGTCATCGGGTCGTTCCACAGGTTGTCGATCCTTGACAAAATTTTCCTGGAATTGCGCGCCAAAATAGCCGACCAACCGCACATCCAGACCGTCGAGCCACATGATCGGTTCATCCGAGCCATTATAGTGATCGTGCCAGGTCCAGTTGGGAGTAGTGATCAGATCTCCCTCTTCCATCGGAAATTTCTCTCCCTCGACGATGGTACAGCCTTTGGGTGATCCCTTGATGATATAGCGAATCGCCCCCGCCACATGCCGGTGGGCTTTAGCGATCTCGCCGGGTTTAACCAACTGGACCGACAAGTGAATCGTATGGGTCATCCCTGACTTCAGGCTGGGATTGACCATCTGAATCGTCCTTCGGAACGTTTTGTCCATCGGAACCGACTCTCCTGCCATCTGAAGACCCTCATTGATATCGGCCCATTTCCATAGATGGGGTTGGACTTTCGGGGCACGGGCCTGGTGGTTCCAGTGACCGTTCAGATTCCTTTCGGCTAACCACCGATCCAAATCTGCTATTTCCATAAAGCCCTCCTGTACAAGATTCAATGTAAACCCCGCCTCTTGAGGCGGGCACGAAGCCGATGGGGTATCCAAAGGGGAGAAGCGGCAGCTCACCCCTTTGGTCGAACGCGGGGATTCAAACCCCGTGTTCGATATAACTTGATTTCCTCCAGCCCGGAAAATTATGTTTCTTTATGGTCGCTTCTGTCTTCTAAGACCAATCCAGAGAGCTTAGCTCTCTCTATGTTTCGACCCTGTACAGTGTTGCCGCATTTTCCCATAGTATTTTTTGGCGTTCAGCGTCCGGTACATCTCTAAAGCATCTGCTGATCGTGTCGCCACTTTTGGGCCAGGTAGATGTGGCTAGTGGGAAGTTTGTTGCCCACAGGATATTTTCCGTTCCAATGTAACGGCGCGTCCGAATGCTAGCCCGGTCATACCACCCCACTAGGTAGCACTGTCGCTTGAACATTTCTGAAGGGGTAAGGTCATAGCTCCTGTGAAGACCGTCACCCTTGAACTGAAAATCCGTGTATTCAAGAATGTAAGCCCCCCAACCCAGCCCGCTTTCTCCAAAAATAACTTTCAGGTCCGGAAAGCGGAGTAGTATTCTTGAGATCCATAGGTTCACAAGGACTGATACCGTACTCATGGGTCGAGTGATGGCCTGAAATGCACCAGCAAGGGCGGGCGAATAGCCCTTGTAAGGCGGCACCTGGAGCGCCTCCGATGAACCCGCATGAAAACAAATGGGAACACCCAGATCCTGACAAGTAGCCCAGAGCGGGTCGTAGACAGCTTCGTTGATATGAGGAACGTCTCTAAGTTCCATGGGAACCGCGGGATAGATAACTCCTCTATGACCCTTTTTGACGGACCGTTTGATCTCGGCTACCGTCGCCTCCATGGGATAAATTGGTACGATGCATTGGGGTATAAATCTCTCGCTCCGGTTGGCCCACTCTTCGATCAGCCAGTCGTTATAGGCTTGCACGCAAGCCAACTCGAAATCCGGGTCCGTGAGCCGACCGAAGGTTTCACCGGCTACTCCCGCAACCGTAGGGTACAGAACGGAATAATCCACTCCGTCGGTATCCATAGCCTTTAAACGTTCCGTAGGATCGTAGGCTACTTTGGGTACATCCTGCCAACATTGAGGTTCTTCTGTTCGATCGCGCATAACAGCGCCGGTCGAGGCAACGCCTCCTAAGGGCAGCTTCCGACCATCGATGACCCAATTTTCGGTGCCGTCCGCTTGCTTTTCAATGTGCGGAATTCTGTTGCCCCACTTGGCCTTCGACAACCGCTCAGTCCAAACATCCGGTTGCTCCTGGACATGGTCGTCAACGCTTATGAAGCCTTTTTTCATTTCCATGCTGTTGTGGTTCCTTTTCCCCACCAATACCGCAGATGCAGGGTAAAGATGAAACCTCCTATCCCAGCTTATATAACTCTACCGTGTTCAAATACAGGAGTCTCTTGCGTTCGTCCTCAGGGACTCCCTCTAAGCTCTCTTCTACGAATTTCCAGGACTTAGGGTAAGTGGTAGCAATGTGCGGGTAGTCGGATTCCCACAGAATGTTATTGACACCAATAGTATGGCGAAGTTCGATACCGGCCTTTTCGTACCAAAAATCGACATAGATCTGTCT